ACAAAGTAGGTGGAATCGAGACCATCGACTTCATCGAAGCGAAGTCGCTGGGGTATCACTTGGGCAATGCCGTGAAGTACATCACTCGCGCCGACCACAAAGGCAACCGAATGCAAGACTTGCAGAAGGCCAAGTGGTACATCGACCGAGCCATTGAGAAAGCGGGGGCATGATGAAAGACAACAGAGAAGAAACTTTTATGCAGACGGTGTATGTGCTTAACGGCATCACCTATGTGCCGCACTACCGCAACCCATCGGTTTTTGTTGGCCCCGGCTACCCGCGCTTCACACTCCAGCGGTACTCAGACGCTGATCTGCGTAACGCAGGTGCTCAGCAAGGGGGTTTTCCGTTGTGGAAGCGTAGCAACTACGGCGTTGTAACAGACCAAAAACCGTAGGAAGCATCGATCTAACATTTGTTAGACCAAGGGTAAATCCTAGCCGCCTTCGGGCGGTTTTTTTTCGTCTGGGTGTTGACAAAGTACAAGGTTGTGTTACTATGGGGGCTTGAACACAACTGGAGTTTTATATGTTAGACACTTTAGATATTGCACGTAAAGCATGGCGTGTCACGATAGCGGGTGATGGAGGGTACTGCCCCTGTTGCACCCGATGGGGCAAGGTATACGCCCGTAACATCAACGAAACAATGTGTCGGTCGCTGGTGTGGCTTACCAAGGCAAGAGCCAATGAGCATGGATGGGTGGATGTGCCCGAGACCGCCCCACGCTGGCTTGTTCGTTCTAACCAATTGCCAACTCTGCGCTGGTGGAACTTGGTTGAGCGCATCCCAAGCAAAAACCCTGATGCAAAACATTCTGGTCTGTGGCGACCGACTGACTTGGGCCGTAGCTTTGCCATGTGTAACGCCGCTGTACCCAAGACCGCCTACACCTACAAGGGTGAAGTGGAGTACATGAGTGACGACACTGTTGTGATTACCGACTGCTTCGGCAAAAAGTTTAGCTACATAGAGGTGATGAATGGCTAACACCCCCGAGGCCAAGGTCAAAGACAAGATTAGAAAAATCTTGAAAGACCACAACGCCTACTACGCCATGCCGATCGGCACTGGCTACGGCAACAGCGGTGTGCCCGACTTCCTCTGCTGTGTGAACGGCGAATTCTTGGCGATAGAAGCCAAGGCGGGTAAAGGCACGACCACTGCACTGCAAGAGAAGAACATGCGCGAGATCGAAGCCGCAGGGGGCAGAACCTTGGTCATCAACGAGGAGAGCCTCAGACTGGGCGTACTCGAAGCCATACTGGAAAACATGCAGTGACGAGACTTTCGTACCAATCATTGGTAGATGCTGTACTTTCTACACAAAAACCAAAATACACAATGAGGTTTGCGAATGGTAAGTACACCATCTATCGAAGTGAGTACCGAGTTGAATGGGGGGGACGAAGATCAACAACACTGGCCACAAGGCTAGACAAAAAAACAGCAACTGGAATGATGAAACTACTGGAGGACAAAAATGACTGAATTATCCGCAGGTGTACGCGCATTGGTTGGGCGCATGGAATCCAACCCCGAAGAATTTTTTGATGACGCACACAAGTGGCGCTTCATGTTTGGCGATAAATTCCGCGAGGTGATGACCGAGCCCGAGAAGGGCGCACTGCACGAGGCGTTGAAGCAAGTGCGGCGCAAAGAGTTTGACCAGAAGGTCATGCGTGAATTGCTGAAAGATGAGATGGAAGAAAAGCTGAAAGAAAGTAATGCTCCCTACTACACCACCGCACAGCTAGGTGTTACGAGTACTGGTGGGTTCGGTCAAGCGCAGATTAAAGCAGAGGGCAGGGGCGTTACGGTTGACGAACAAACCCGAATAATCCAAGCAAAAACTTCTCTGAAAGCCTTTGAATGAACGAGTTTTGTGCGGGGGTAAAAATTTTGCTGGAGCGCATGAAGTCCAACCCCGAGGACTTTGAGATACTTTATTTCAATGCCGCTACATTTAAATCCGTTGAGGGTCGGTTCTACGACTTTGCAAAGGCGCTGGCGAAGGTAATTTCATGCGATGACGACAAAGATATTTCGTGGCAGGAGTGGCGCTACTTTACTGCGGAGGAGCGCCAAGCCTTGGTTGCTGGGTTCAAAGAAATGAAGCGAACCAAGTTTGACAAAGAAATCATGGAGCGGGTGTTTGATGACCAATACATCGAGCGGCAACGCAAGGAGCAGCAATCCATATATGCCCAGAAAGTCCACGCCGCACAAGTCCACGCCGCACAAGTACAAGGCCAAGCACATCTTGCAATATCGGCACAACAGGGCGGTACGGGCTTCTCAGGCGGTGGTCTCATGAACGCTATAGGGCTTGGCATCTTTAAATGAACATCCTCACAATCGACTTTGAGACCGCCTATGGCGGGACTCTTGGGTTCAAGACCCAGACCACTGAGGAATACATTCGGGACCCGAGGTTCGAGGTTATCGGTGTTGCAGTACAGATAAACGATGGCGTACCCATTTGGTTCAGCGGGAGCCACCAAGAGTTGCACCAGTTCCTCACCCCCTTCGACCTGCCCAATCATTTGGTCTTAGCGCACAACGCGCCGTTCGATGGAGCCATCCTGAATTGGATTTTTGGCATGAAGCCGAAAGGCTTTCTGGATACGCTGAGCATGGGACGCGCCCTGCATGGGACTGAGGTTGGCGGGAGTCTTGCGGTCCTAGCCTCTCACTATGGGTTGGGTGTCAAGGGTGAACAGGTTGCAAAGTACATCAACTATTTCCGCAAGGACTTCACGCCAGAGGAGTTGGCCGACTATGGAAGCTACTGCGCAAATGACGTGACCCTGACATGGGCGCTGTTCAATGCCATGAGCGAGAACTTCCCAAAGGTTGAGTTGCGGCTGATTGACTTGACCGTCCAGATGTTTACCGACCCGGTGTTGCAGTTGCACAAGGAGACCCTGCGTGACCACCTGCTCAAAGAGCGCCAACGCAAAGAAGACCTGCTGGACAACTTCGACAAAGACACGCTGATGAGCAACCCGCAGTTTGCTGACCTGCTCAGAACATTTGGTGTTGAGCCGCCCATGAAGAAAAGCCCGACCACTGGCAAGCAGACCTATGCGTTTGCAAAGAGTGACGAGGACTTCAAAGCGTTGCTGGAGCACGAGAACACAATGGTCCAAGCACTTGTGGCTGCGCGGCTAGGCACAAAGTCCACGATCGAGGAGACCCGCACCGAGCGGTTCATTGGGATTGCCGATCGGGGGCCGTTGCCTGTACCCCTGCGGTACTACGCCGCACACACAGGGCGTTGGGGCGGGGACGACAAGCTGAACTTGCAGAACCTGCCGCGCAAATCCCCTTTGAAACACGCAATCATCCCACCCAGAGGATACGTGTTGCTGGACTCAGACTCATCTCAAATTGAAGCACGGACGCTGGCGTGGCTGGCGGGGCAGGACGATTTAGTGGAGGCATTTGATCGTGGCGAGGACGTATACAAAATCATGGCGTCGGCTATCTATGGCAAGGCAATCGCGGAGATTACCCCCGATGAAAGATTCGTTGGTAAAACGACGATTCTTGGGGCGGGCTATGGCATGGGAGCGGCAAAGTTTCAAGCACAACTTAAAAACTTTGGCGCGTCTATTGAGCTTGACGAAGCGAAGCGCATCATCGACACGTACCGACTGACGTACCCCATGATTCCCGAACTGTGGAAGTCTGCGGGTCAAGCCCTCAAGGCCATATTGCAGAAACAGCTTACCACTTTAGGGCGGAACAAACTGTTGAAGGTTGAGGGCGACAACGGTATTATTCTTCCCAATGGTTTGCGTTTGCGGTATCCGAACTTGCGCCTATATGAGAATGAGGAAGGCAAGGCCGAGATAGTCTACGACACCAAGAAGGGCAGGGCAATCATCCCCAACCGAATCTACGGCGGCAAGGTGGTTGAGAACGTGTGCCAAGCGTTGGCCCGGATTGTGATCGGTGAGCAGATGCTGATGATTGCAAAGAAGTACCGAGTGGTGATGACAGTGCATGATGCCATCGCTTGCATCGTGCCCGAGGCCGAGGCTGAAACCGCCAAGGAGTTTGTTGAGTTGTGTATGCGCCTACGCCCTGCGTGGGCACCCGAGTTACCCCTGAACTGTGAGGCTGGATATGGACAAAGTTATGGTGATTGTTAAAGGAGAACTGATGGTTGATTACGCCTACCCCTGCATGATGGCAGAACGCGCCCTAAAGGACGCCCATGATTCGATGCTTGATCGTGAATATGACAAGGCCATTGAGCACACGCTTGAAGCTATGGCCGAGGTCAAGCTGATGTTGAACGCAATCAAAGAGATGAAAGAAAACCAATGACGGACGAGGAAAAGAAAGCACTCAAAGCCGCTAGAAGTAAAGTGTATCGAGAGGCTAATAAGGAACGTATAGCCGCAAAGAAAGCCGCCGATGCAAAAACGGAACATGGTCGTGCGTTAGATAAAGCAAGGGGTGAGCGGTACAGAGCCGCCCATCCTGAACGCATACGTGAACGAATCTCCGCCCACAGACTTATCCGCGCCCCTATAGAAAGAGCAAACGCTAGACAAAAACGAGTTGAACTAGGGAATAGCTACGTAGCACAACTACTTAAAATGCCAATTGACGCAGTGCCGCTTGAAATCATTGAAGTTGAACGTCTTCGGGTAAAGATCAAGCGGGTGGTACAAGAGCTAGACAAGCACCGCACTGAGAAGAAATGCAGTACGTGCAAAGAATACAAATCGATAATTGGGTTTAGTAGAAGCAGGGGTACTAAAGATGGGCATTCGTATGAATGCTTGATATGTAGCAGAGAAAGAAAAAGAAAGGACAAACATGAAAAAGGATTAACTTACACACCAAGAAAGTTTGATGAGTTTGGGCGCAGGGTGAAACACACCCCCGAAGAACTAAAAGCTGCCAAGATAGCTTATTACTACGCAAACATAGAAACAATCCGTGCGAAAGATCGCGCAAGAGACAAACAAAGGAAATAACATGAAACATATTAGTGAACTATCAACAGAACTGTCCGCACTCTACGAAGGACTGAAAAACGGCACGATTGAAGTAAAGGTCGCCGCCGAGATGAACAATACCGCAGGGAAAATCATTCACGCACAGCGAGTGCAACTTGAGTACGCTGACCTACGCAAAGAGCAACCCGACATCGACTTTATGAGAACTAAAGCTAAGCCAAAAACCAAGGTGGAAACCCAATGAGCATCGTCTGGTCGTTCAGCAGTCTGAAAACATTTCAGCAGTGCCCCAAAAAGTACTATCACACCAAAATAGCCAAGGATGTTGTTGAGCCCGACACACAGGCGACGCTGTACGGCAAGACTGCCCATACTGTGGCAGAGGAATACATCCGAGACGGCAAGCCCGTCCCACCTGCGTTTGACTACATGTTGCCAGTGTTAGAGACGTTGGATGTAATCCAAGGAGAGAAGCTATGCGAGGTCAAGTTGGGCTTAACGAAGAACTTGGAGTCATGCGATTTCAGCGCACCGGATGTATGGTGGCATGGCATAGCCGATTTGGTAGTCATCAACGAGGAGAAACAGTTGGCGCACTCAGTGGACTACAAGACCAGCAAGAGTGCGCGTTATGCGGACGTCAAGCAACTCGATCTTGTGGCGGCTGGCCTTTTTGCCAAGTTTCCGCAGATCAACAAGGTGAAGTCAGCTTTGATCTTCGTGGTGAGTAAAGAGTTTGTGAAGGCCACCCACTACCGGGAGATGATGCCCAAGTACGTGGAGAAGCCAGCGCAAGATGTTGCCCGTATAGAGGCGGCACTGAAAAACGGGGTGTGGAACCCCATCCAAGGACCACTGTGCAAATTCTGCTCAGTGCGGCAATGTGAGTACAACAGGAGTTAAACATGACAAACGAAGAAACTGACACCGCCCTGATTCTTGAGGGCGAACTGAAACGCCGAGTGACCGAGGTACTGGGCCAAATCGTACACAACGTTGTACGCAGAGAAATGCAGACGCAGTTTGCCGAACAGAAATCCAACATGCTGATGGAGATCAGCATCGCAGTTGGTAAGATGATGAGGGTCATGGAAGAGGAGGGGCGCAACCCTTTATGGGAAGCAACCCCCGCAGAGTTTGGCTTGACCCGTGAAGACCTCAATACCCACAGCATAGGAAACCCAAATGCCATACGTGAACAAACCCCGACCCTATAAAAAGGAATACGAGCAACAGCTTGCCCGAGGTGAGGGCAAGTCAAGGCTGGAGCGCCAACGCGCTAGAGAAAAGATCGACAACAAAAGCACTGACGCCAATGGCGACGGACGTGCAGATATCAGAGAAGGCAAAGACGTTGCGCACCGCGTGGCTCTGTCTAAAGGCGGCTCCAATAAAAATGGTGTACGCTTGGAAGCCCCGAGCACGAATAGATCATTCAAGCGCGGGTCAAACCACAAAGTCGTATCAGAAGTCAGTGCGAAGGAACGTAAGAAAAAATGAATCTATCAGAGTATGAGTGGCCCCGGCCTCCGGGGTTCACACCGTTTGCGCATCAGAAGGTCACAGCAGAGTTTTTAGCGAATCAGCGTAAAGCGTTTTGTTTCAACGAGCAGGGCACGGGCAAGACAGCATCCGTGATCTGGGCTGTAGATTATTTGATGAAGTTGGGTTTGGTCAAACGAGTGTTAGTGATTTGCCCACTGTCCATCATGAAGTCAGCATGGCAAGTTGACTTGTTCAAGTTTGCCATCCACCGTACAGTGGCTATTGCGCATGGCTCAGCCAAGAAGCGCAAAGAAATTGTTGAGGCTGGGGCCGAGTTCGTCATCGTCAACTTTGATGGTGTCGGCATCATCAAGAAACAGATCATGGACGGCGGCTTCGATCT